TGCTTCTGTCATCTTATAGATTTCCATCAATCTGTCAACAAGCTTCTTAAAGCCGGGAATAGCTGCAGCAAACTTTGCTTTAGATTCTTTCCCTGCTTTTTGGTTTCTTACACCTGTTAAAATTAAGCCTAACTTCTCTAAGCCAGCTCCGAAAAGGAAAGCATAAATCCAAGGCTTAGCGGTACTTCTATCACACCCTAAGATATCCGCATTCTTCTGATGGACATCTCCGTTAATAACCTCGTTAGTGAAGTCATCGTCTTTGATGTAATGACACAGTGCTCTAAACTGATTACCAGAGGAATCAGCACCCACAACCTTATATCCATCTTCACAGCCAAACAAGGCTCTCATTTGTGGACCCCAAGTAGCATTACCAGAAGGTACATTTACTATGGTCTTATGCCGGGACCGTCCGGTGGGGGTAGCAATAACAAACATATCACCACGCAGGCGCATATCACTATCCAAGCTAGCAACCCAACCATTAAGAATACCAAGCCGAGACTTAGTGGTAGTATAAGTGTCAATGTCCTTACCGTCGGCCCCGAGAAGTCCCAGACTTTCCGAGCAAAGCTTTGGGCTTTTCTTAATAAATTTTCCATCACGTTTCTCCCAATTCCAATCTAAAGGATCCCAGCCTATAGCATATAGGTGGAGTTTAATAGCATCCATAGAGCTCATATCGGGGTCAATAAACTCTACACGAGTATAAGGACCATCAATAACTCTATTCTCTCCTAACCCGTTCTCTTGCTCAAGCTTAAAGAAGGAGGAGGTAGTCATCATGTAATACCCATCTTTCCTAAACTTAGGCTCTCGGGGTTCCTTGTCTAATTGCTTTGCTCGAACTCTTAGTTTGGGTACAATGCGGGACTCAATATCAGTCATTTCACATTCCATATCAAACTGTAGTTTACGAGCAGCCGGTAAATCAAACACCCAACCGCCTTCAGTACATTGTGCACTAAATTCTGACACTTGGTGTTCAACTCGTAGAGAGCGCTTAAACATCTTTTGTTTCTCTGGAGTAAGAGCCTTAAGAGTATTGGTTAACTCTCTTGCTAGTAAACGATAAACCTTTTCGTTAATTCGCACATCCTCTCTACACCGGTGAACCATTTCTTCAGAAAAGTTTTCCCAATCTTCGTGAACTGGTTTAGCAACACCTAGATGCTCACCCCACAAGGCTAAGGCGTGACGGCCACCAAAGCGATTGTAGTCTAGCATCTGAGACATAAGCATTGTATCTCGAATGCTAGTCTTAGGGTTGGGTTGCCACCCCAGTAGTTTCTTCATCACAGGTAAATCAAAGGCAATTCCATTGTGCGCAATTAACTCTGTTGCGGAATTAAATAGTCCTTGAAATTCAGCGAGAGGGCGAGCGCCTTCAGCAGACGTATAGTCACAAAAAATGAACTCTTCATTGCTTTCTATATCAAAAGCGACAATCATCCAAACTTTATCTGCAGCTGGCTTTTTACCTTGCTTCATTAAGAGGCCGTTTGTTTCTATGTCAAAAACAAGCTTTCTTCCTTTACTCATTCAAACCTCCTGAGTTTTTTATTTGTAAAAACCATTCTCTTATTTCTTCTATGCTGAATATGTTTCTAGCGTGATTTGCGGATACGCAAGTGAATTGAACATTCCCTTCCACATAGCCTATCTCGTTATCTATTCTATCTAGCGAGGAAGAGTTGGGTTTCATAGCCTCACTTCGGTTAGAGTACTGCCTAAGCTCCATCTTTAGACCAGTTAACGCACACCTTCCCTCTTGCTGCTCCCAAACTGTTTCTAAGTATTCTGCTGTTATATTCATTTCTTTTGTTTTAGCACTACGAGTACTTTTACAGTTATTGACAGTGTAAGCCAGCGGACTTGTAGCCTTCCCGTTTCTCTTTTGATGAGAATGCTTGCCACCGCAGGACTTAGAGCACGTTATTGGTTCTCCTCTTCTCTTAGCATAGTTAAGTTTACTTGCTGACCTTTGGAAATCTTTTTTACAGATAGGGCATATCAAATCATAAAGGGTTGCCCCTTTCTCTTTCAACATTAGTTTGATCCTCATAATAGTTCGTAACAGGATAGTCAGGAAACTTATTAATCATCTTATAGTAGTACTTATCACCGGGGTAATCATCCATGTACAGTAGTTTTTCCTCCACAGATTTTCTAAAGAAAGGGGTCACTATAAGTCCTTTGTGTAGGCTATAAGCGATTCTGCTTAAGAACACAGGGAACTTGGCGATAACCTTTATCGGTCTCTCGTTCGTAAACATAATTTGTACAACTTCACCTCTGTAATAGAACTCAGTGACACTATGTAAGTGTTCATTACTATAGCCAATATCTTTAGGCTCTAATGCTTTTCCGTCTCCTAAAATACCCTCCAATAGCATCGGTGCGAATATTTCCGCATCTGGCATATCTTCTGGGAATTGTAAGTAAATGTCAATATCTGAGGCTGCTTTTTTAAAGCAGTGGTCTCTTAAGGCACCTCCTGCTACGTAGACTTTTTTAGTACTAAAAGCAGAGGTTAACTGCCTTAACACATCATTCATGACTTCCTTTTGATGAGCAATAACTTCAAGCATATATAATTCCTTTTGTTACTTCTTGCCATTCTTTTCAAGGTCAGAGATTAGTCTCTCTAGATACCATACTGCTTTCTTGGCATCTTGAACAGGGTTATCTTTCTTACCTAATCGAAACAAGTACTTGAAAGCATTTCCAAGTGCGTGACTCTGAGAAGATTTCCAATCCTCTAACACATAGTCCATTACATCAAAGTACTCTAGGCCCGGAACTACATCTTTGTAGTGAGAAGGGCTTACTGCGTTCGCAATAGCATCTGTCTCAGGGATTTTATTAGAGGTTAGGTTGTGTAAAGGAATACTACTACCAATAATTCTTGGCGCAGTACCATCTGCTTGAGCTTGTTGAAACTCATTCTCTTCGTATGGACGAGGAGCACGTTCAAAACAGTGTTTAAAGGTTAACAGCGGTTCATTACAGAACTGAGCGTCTGCTAACATATCATCAATAGCTCCATACACGTAGCTACTAGTCATTAAACGATTTAGGCATTCTCTTCTATAACTACCGGGGGTGTTATCATAGACTTTCATAATACATCTCCATTTAAAACAATACAAAGGTCTTCATAAGGGGCCACTGTTCTTCGATAGAACTCTAAGTTCGCACCGTTAAGAGCTCCCATAACATTGTTCATATCTTGATAACGCCCTTCAGACTCACTCATAAAGGCCTTAATCATCACAGCAATTACATACTGTAATTCACCAGCGGTCTTTGGGGTTTCGAATCCAATTTCAGTTTCAAGATGCCTAAACTTATTTCTATCTTCCTGCTTAATATATGGCATTATACTTCTCCCTTGATTCTCTTTAAGTCAATACGGGCTTGCTTTATTGCTCGCTCGCGTTCTTTAATCGCTGTTTTGAATTGACGCGTTTCTTCAGACCATAATACAATATGCTCGAGTATTTGCTGTTCCTCTGGGTTAACACCAGTGAAATCAACTACTATCGATCTATCCATAGTAGATTCCTTCTGCTTCAATTTCTGATGAAAGCTCATTTCTAAGCTCGTAAGCTGTTTCAAATGATACGCTAGTTTTCTTCTCATCGTTGTAAATACTGTCGTGGCTGGTAGCGTATTCAGCTGTACAAATCAAACAATCAAAAGCTTCTAACAACAATAACTTATCCATAATAACTCCCTACTGCTTCAATTGCTGACTCAAGGTCATAGTGTTTCTCTGTGTAAAGAGATTCGATGAATGGATGAGGATAGTCATCTTCGTCTGCTAACAGAATAATAATCTTATTCTTTGTGTGAGCAAACATTAATTCCATACTAGTACCGGTGCCTCTACCTGCGCATCTACGAACATCTGCGAGAACCACTTTTGACATCGCAATATCTTGAAGGTCTTGCTTAAAGATTCGTTTACACAAGTTAAGGCCTCTGACTTCGTCTTGAACAAATTCGCCAAGTTGGTCGTGAAAGCTAATCCTACGAGTAGGGTCAAGAACAGGGATATCTAAGTAGTCAAGGGCCTTTGTTGCCTTAATCCTCCAGCCTTTCATTTCACTTTCACTTACATCTTCGATCGGACCTGCTAAATACACATAATTATCTTTCATTCTTTTGTTCCTCTGTAAAGTCAGCACCGAAGACTAGAAAGTCAAAAGAGTCATTGTTGCCCTCTTCTGTAAATCCAACTCTATAAGTAAAAATTATACCGTTCTGTTCAAGGATGTCCATCGCTGCTACTAGTGCGTCTAGTGCTTCTCCGGGCACCTCAGTCATTGCGGTACAGTTAAAACGGCCTTTTAACCTCTCAATTTCTTCTTCAATACTCATATAAGTTCCTTTTCGATTAAAAGGCCCCGTTGACAATTAAGTCATCCGGGGCATTATTTAATTAGTTACAGGGGTTACCAATCACTATCATCTTCATTGGTATCAGAGGGCACAACAATTTCTGTTACGCCTTCGTTTTCAAAGTCAAGTCCACCTGTGGATTTGAACTCAACTAATTTAGTGACCTGAATAGCTTTGATAGAGAAACCGATTCCCTTATTACCATTCATTGTGTATTCGTAAGAGTCTAATTGAACATTGCCGACAGAACCATTGCCGATAATAGTAGGGTCAAGAGGCATCAATTCACCATCTACAACAGTAACAGGCTTTCGCGGCTTACCGGCGTTAGTGAATGCTTTTGACTTTAAGTTTACTTGATAAAAGATACCAGCATCGTCATCTTTAGGAGTTACATTCATACCGTGGTCTTTCCACGTCTTAGCTTCATCTTTTGAAGAGGTACGAATTTGAACCTCCCAGTGAGGGAACGCAGCGTTGAAGGGGTTAACAGGAGCATTAGCATCTAACTTTGCCCAGAAAAGGTTCGCACTTCGGATTACAATAGCCATAAATATTTCCTTTATTTAGTTTCAGTATTGGTTTTGGTTTGTTCTTTAGAGGAGGGTACTTAACAAAATCCGAAATCAGACTCCATTAAATCCTCTAAGATTAGGTTACCCCGTTGGGGCATAAGGTCATTAGAGTCCAGCTGTGTTAACAACTGTTCCAGTGGGTTGGACTCATAGAAGGAGATAAATTCTCTACGAACTATCTCGAATAGGTCATTCATATTACCCGGATGACATCCGAATGAATCGTGAATGGTTGTAGTGGGGAATTCTGAAGCTGTCACAATAAGAGTTAAGTGAGCAGCATCAAATGAGTGAATTATATTAGGAGCAGCGCCTGTACTCTGAGCTCGCTTCTCTAACTTCTTTTTCTCGAAAGGACGAATAGTCAATCTAAAGAACGGAGCAGTTCTAATAACCCTTATAGACCCGTCTTTTTGCTTCTTGTTCTTTGTGCCTTGTTGGCCTAAGTTACAGAAAGCAACCTCGATTCTTTCTTCCTTTGCAACTTCATAAGCCTGTACAACAGGGAAGTTAGTACAAGGTACTTTCCACTCAAGAAAGATATTATGCTGATTGGCTCTTTCGGCTAACTCTCTAAACAAGGCCAGCATAGCAGCGGGGCCTTTCATGTTATCTAAAGTAGCACTCATTAACAAATCACCAAAAGGGTTTACCCAAGACTTCTCCTTGAACTTTAGTTCTTCAGATAGCGTCTTAGTATCGTCAAACACCTGTTCACGAACACCCATACGAGTTACACCGTAACCCAGTGTCATAACAGGTCGCTTAACTGTCTTTCTCTGGAGCTTAGGGTCATCTGCTAGTCTCATCCAGAAAGGAATATACATCTCCTTATTATAAGCTTTGTTATTAATTCTCCAAGCATCTAGTTCAGCAAATACCTTATCCTTTTCGGCTTTGGTTTTAGCTTTACTCATCTTGAGTTTAATGTCAATAACTTCTCTAATAAGTCTATCCGCATTCTTCATTACTTCAGGGTCTAGCGTCTTATACTTCTTCTCAAGGGCTTCCCAAGTCTTCTCAGCAACATACATATATACATCACCGGGAATCTTAGTGGGCACTAGGTTAACTAAGTGAGCAACAGTGTCATCTAGACTTAAAGCGGTCAGATGTTGTACACCGTTATTACTACCGTCAATAAATAGTGGCAATGAGCTTTTATAAGTCTCGATTGGTTCACCATCATTTAACCACTCAGCTATCGCTCGCCACTCATAACAACAAGCTAAGAAAGACCACGATTTGTCCGCATCAAACCATCCAGTGTTAACTGTAGGGCTGTTAGCGTAACCGATTAGCTCTTCTATATTAGAAAGAGTCCAGTCTTGTCTGTCATCAAGGGCAAGCTTGTCTTCACCAAAGCAGTTAGCAGTGTGTACCGCTAGCCAGTAGGCACCGTTATCTCCTAGTTCCACACTGTGGTCATAGAGGATTAGGCCTTTAGAATTGTCAGAGCTTTGTTCGTGAAGATAAGAAGAACCCGGATAGATTCGACCTCTGAAGTCAGTAGTGTATCGGTGATAGAAGGTTCTATCTTTAAAGTCTTCTGCTATCTTTAGAATAGCTTCTGCTTCGATATACATACCTTCTCTACTAGGCTTACGCTCCTCCTTCTCGTGTTTAAATGGAGTTTCTTTTACAGGCACAAACTCAGCAGAGAAAACATTCTCCCTCACTTGACGCTCAAATAGCTTCTTATATACAGGCAGTAGATTATGGTTAATCACATAGCCTGTGTTTTGGAGCTTATTAATAGCATTAATCACATGAGGGGTGTTCTCTGGATTAATCTTAGAGAGTGCCTGATCGTTGCCTCTGCGTATTAGAGTCAGGCCATCAACATGATAACCGTTCTCCCAGTTCGCAGCAGGAGAGGACCGAGGGGTCTCCTCTGCCTCTGTTGTGTCTATAGTAGCCCACAGCTCCGCAAAGAGGTCTTGGTCTTTTATCTCAAGATGATAAGCAGGGTAATTCTTCCTGCCTTTCTCTTGCCTTGGCATTACCTTCTTTAATGTTAAGAGTTTAAAGTTACTGTGAGGTTTATCAGCATTACAATACGCTTCCATGATTTTCAATCCCGCATACAGCGCAATCTTAGTCTCATTTTTCTCGTCTTCAGGCTGACCTGCTATTCTCCGAAGTCTACTACCGATCATGATAGCAATCTCGGTTACAATAGCTTCTCGCTGAACCGCCATTAGAACTGTAACAAGAGTGAGGTTAGTGATTTCATCAATGGCCTTCTGGGTTACTATGCCATCTTCTGACACGTAATCCCACAACCACATATTACTACCTCTCTTATCGTTGGCCTCTAACAAGCGTTCTGCTATGCTATCTTTTAGGCGTTGTTCAGGCATTTACTACTCCTTTATATCATTAAACCATTCAGCAATTGCTGTATCAACAAGACCCTGACACCACCGGACACCATCTTCGGGGTCATCTGCTCGGGCCTCTATGTGTTTACAAGACTTCACAGAAACAGCTTCATCAAGAAAATAATCTTGAAAACTATACCTCATTTGATTTAGCAGTATCTCTACCTCCTGTTGAATAATTGCCTTCATTTCTGGAACCGCTCTAGCGTTTTCAGCATTCATATACTCAAATACTTCTTCTCTGTTCAAGAATAGAACTCCTGTGGTAATGGTAGAATTTTAATGTCTTCTAATCTACGTCGCATATACACACAATTCCAGCAGGCTTCTAAAGCTTGTTGAGCTTCCTTCTCTACTGGGAATCGTTCCAGATACAAGTCGTATACCGCACTAGGGTGCTCTTTCGGAGTAAATTCATCTAAATACGCTTTAGACTTCTTAGGGCCAATACCACGAATACCCGGAATGCCATCAGTGGAATCACCGGTGATACATTGCTGATACAGCCAGTATAGACCTTGTGCTTCTGTTACTACTACAATTTCTCCACTACGATAGTTGTAGTGTTTACCTTCCATCTGCTTAAGGTCTTTATCGATACTGGCAATTATATAGTCTTCGCCTGCATCTTTTAACTCTTGAGCTTTAATTACACAGTAATCATCTGCTTCGCCCCCGTGGGATTCAGTGCCCATATTTGCTAATACAGCTCGAACAGCCTCAAGAGTTCTGGGTCGTTCTCCTTTACGATTAGCTTTGTAAAAAGCATACTGGTCTCTAAAATTACTATTACCTTTAACAAATATAATTGCGTCTTCCTCATTAGCAAAACAACCTTCATAGGTATCCTTAACAAGGGATTTAACTCTAGCAATAGCTAAACGCTCATTCGTTGGCTCTGTACAAGCAGCCGCAAATGCCAAAATATCACCATCAATAATTACTTTCATAGAACCTCCTTTAAAAAAAAAAGAACAACCCCCTGCCCTACAAGATTCTACCCCTCCCCTTTCGGGAAAAGATAAAATCCTGCAGGGCAGGGGAGACGTTAAATAACGTTTTACAGTTTTACTTTGTTCCACTCTTCAGGGGTTGCATCATTAATACTCCCAGAACGAGCAGTTCCTCTTTTACGAAGTTCAGCTATCTCTGCTTCTAAATCCTTAATCTTATCTGCCTTATCAGTAACAACAACAGGATTACGCAGGGTTATATTCAGACCAGTAGCCTTACCTATGAGCTTCTTCATTGCCCAGTATCCTGCTAAAAGTGGGGATACAACAAATATAAGTACTGTAAAAATCACTACTAAATAATCTCC